CCGACTTCGACCGGCAGCGGCACCATTCTGAAAACAACGCTGAAGGTGCTCGAGCCCGCTGAATACGCTGATCGCAAGCCGTTCAACAACTACAACATCGAGAACAAGAACCCGCAGGCGCAGGAGATCGGCCAGCGACAGTTCGCCAGCCTTTGCCGCGCGCTTGAAATGTCTTCTGTCGAAGACACGGACGATCTCCTGTTCAAGTCGTTCACGGTTCGCGTCGCCCTCGGCAAGCCTTCAAAAGACGGCCAGTATCCGGCGCGCGCCGAGATCAAGAAATACTTCTTCCCCGACGAGAACAACGTGCCTGAGCCGAGCATTGACGCTCAGCAGCCTGCTGCAGCAGCACAGCGCCCAGCAAACGACAACCGCCCTGCAGCGGCAAACAACAACAAGCCTGCGCAGCCTGCAAAAGCTGCGGGAAGCCGTCCTTGGTCTAAGTAAAGGCCGGAACAGAAACAGCTGCCGGTGCTTGCGCGCCGGTAGCTTACCGAACCAACACGAGGAGTTTTGTATGGCTTACGAATCTGAGCGCAGACAGATCGATGGTGCGCTTCCAATACGCTTCGACGGTGCGTTTGTTGCTGGTGGTGCAGTCACAAGCGTCTTTACAGGCACTGACATCAATGACGTTGACTTGTATTTCAAATCCCACCGCGCATTCGAGCGCGCTGTTTATGACGCATATGAAGAAGGCCTGTGGTGCGTGGCTGCCAGTAAGCGCGCCGTGACCTTTACTGATCGGAGCAACAATATTGCTCAGCTGATGTATTTTGACTTCTTCCCAATTGCCCAGTCTATTTTTGACGCCTTTGATTTTACCGTTTGCATGGGAGCGATGGATCTGGATGCAGGCGTCAACTGCCCAGAATCCGGATTTGCCTTTCATCCTGACTTTCTGAAGCACAACAGCCAGCGCTTTCTGAAATTCAATGCTGGCACACGCTATCCACTCGCGTCAGCTACCCGCGTCCTGAAATACCAACAGCGAGGCTACACGATAGGCAAAGGCGACATCATGAAAGTTGCCTTGGCCGTTCGCGGCGTGAAGATCGAAACTTGGGAAGACCTCAAAGACCAGATCGGCGGCGCGTATGGTGACAAGGTTGTGCTTGGTAACGAGGACAAACCCTTCACCATTGAAGCGGCTATCGAGGCGTTGACTGTGGACGATGCGGAAAGTGAACCATGGGTGCAACCGGCCAACGATAACATGCCGGGCAATGCAGAAGCTCTGCTGGAACACCTTGCCGATCTCAATTGCATCGAATTTGTTCCGCCTGAGCTTGATGAAGACGGCTGGCCCTTAGCAGCCTAAAACCAACCACGGCGCGGTCACCAGCCGCGCCGACCACCAACACGAGGAGAAGCCCATGCGGGTAACGCTTGACCGAGCGCAGCTAGCGCAGGCCTTGTCGACAGTGACGAAGGCAGTTGAAGCCAGAACGACAATCCCAATTCTTGGCAACGTGCTTTTGTCCGTGGACAAAGGACAGCTGAGCATCACCGGTACCAATCTTGATCTGGAAATCAGCACCAGCTCGCCGGTTCTGGATAGCCAGGACGGCACAGTCACGGTTGCGGGTAAGCTGCTTCTGGATATTGCCAAGCGGGCCACAAGTGACGTTAACTTGGAAGCCGACGGCAATCATCTGGTTGTCAAATCTGGCAAAAGCCGTTTCAAGCTTGATACGCTGCCAGCTGCTGACTTCCCGTCCTTCAATCACGGAAGCTTCGACACCACGATCGAAGTAGATCTGGCATCACTAGTGCAGGAAGTGCAGTTTGCTGTCAGCACCGAAGAAACCCGCTATTATCTCTGCGGTGTCTTTCTGGAAGCAAAGGACGGCCATATCGTTGCCACGGCAACAGATGGGCATCGCCTAGCGACGACACGCATTGAGCAGGAAGCCACGTTTGCGTCGGTCATTCTGCCAAACAAGCTGCTGTCCTTGCTGCCGACCGGCGTCGTGTCAGTTTCGTTGTCGTCGAATAAGGTCATGGTTGCGAGCGGTTCAACCGTTATCGTGTCGAAACTCGTCGACGGCACATATCCAGATTACGAGCGCGTTATTCCAAAGCCCTCGGAGCGTGTAGCGACGCTGTCGGCGAAAGCACTGCGCGAAGCTGTCGGCCGAACGTCAGTTATCGCCAGCGAGCGTGGTAAGGCAGTTCGGTTCTCATTTGCTTCAGACGCTCTGACGCTGAACGTCGCTAATCCAGATCGCGGCGACGCGACTGAGGAAATGGAAGTCAACTTCAGCAGCGAGCCTCTGACGATCGGCTTCAACGGTCAGTATGTCACCGACCTTATGGCGGCGTTTGGCTCGGATGAAGTGACGATGTCGATGGCGGATTCTGGTTCGCCCGCACTGATCACGTCAGCCGGTCGGCCGGGATACAGGTGCGTTATTATGCCGATGCGTGTGTAGGACAATGGCACCACTCCCCAAACCACAATCGACAACAGTCGGCGCGATTTATGCCGCTTACGAGGCCCAGGCTAAATCCTGGGACTCGTGGGGCATCAGCGTGGGCGAGGCGGGCACCGAATGCGACAGGGCACTTTGGTATGACTTCAGGTGGGCATCGGCTCACGAAGTGCATAGCGGCCGGCAGCTGCGCTTGTTTGAAACTGGCAACATCGAGGAAGATCGGCTCGTCGCTGATCTCGAGCGCATTGGCGTCGAGGTCTACGGGCAGCAAGACAAGATCCGGCTTGTGTCGGGCTTCGTGCGCGGCAAATGCGACGGCAAAGCAATGAACGTGCCTGAAGCGTCGAAGACCGAACACCTGCTAGAGTTTAAATCAAGCAATGCCAAGGGCTTCGCGCTGATTGTTAAGGACGGCTGTCAGAAAGCAAAGCCGTTGCATTATGCACAGTGCCAGCTTGGAATGTATGCCTTCGGTTTAAGCCGGTGTCTTTATCTCGTCTCGTGCAAGGACAGCGACAGTCTCTATTCAGAGCGCATCGAATACGATCTGGAATTCTGCCTGCGATTGGTAGCGCGCTGCGAACGCATCGTGTTCTCGGACATGCCGCCGAGCAGGATTAGCGAGAACCCGGAGTTCTTTGGATGCATGTTCTGCAAGCACAAAGCGGTTTGTCACCACGACGCACAGCCGCGTGTGAACTGCCGAACCTGCCTTCATGCTCAGCCTGAAAGCGGCGGCGATTGCCATATCTCATGCGCGCGATGGGCTAAGCCATTGTCGATCGACGAACAGCGTGACGGCTGCCCGGCGCACTTGTACCTGCCGGGCATGGTGAATGGCGAGCAGATCGACGTCGACGAGGACGCCGAGACGATCACTTATCGAATGAAGTCGGGAGAGGTTTGGGTGGATGGTGAGGGAAGGAAGGCGGCGTGAGGAGAGGTAGGTGGTTAAGACCAGTATTGGGAGATGCGCGTTTTTTCATTGTTGATGGAGTTATTTAGGTGATCAAGTGAAAAAGTAACATAGGATTTATAGGTATTGAAATCATTCGAAGTATAGTCACCGTTATCGGTAATTTTTCTTAGATCTTCAGATAAGCGAGCTAATAAGAGTGCGTCTGATCTCAGTTCGAAAGGAAACGGTTTCGTTAAATCTCTTATTTCTTTGGATGATATAGGCGGAAAGTAAATGTAATTTGGGTTGCTTATACGTCCTATCTTTGTAGACATGGAGTTTTCAGCGTTAGCGTGAGCATCGTGTATCTCTGCCAGCCTATCTAAACTATCTAATTCTGTTTTAAGCGACCTTTTGATATTTGCCACATGCTGCCTTCGATTGGCTTCAAGTTGCTGCCTAGCTACTAAAACAGCGATCAGTACCGGGACTCCGGTCAATAGCGTTCCGTGGGCCCCTCCCAAGGCGACTAATGCCTCAATGACGGTATCTTCTGTCGCAACCAACCAACCTAAGATGAGGCAACAGAAAGCGACGTAAATCACCGTCACGACATACAACACCGCCGTCCAAAATCTTTCATTTACAGACAAGGTAACGCCCCCAACATGCTAACCTTACGAAACTACCAGTCAGAAGCAATAGACGCCGTATTCGACTATTGGCAAGAGGAGGCAGGTAATCCGCTTGTTGATCTTGCGACCGGCTGCGGCAAGTCGTTGGTTATGGCGTCACTGATCCAGCGCCTCGTTGAAGGCTGGCCTGATATGCGCGTGATGGTCGTTACGCACGTCGCGGAACTGATCGAACAGAATTATTTGGAGCTGCTGGGCGTCTGGCCATTCGCACCGGCAGGTATCTATTCGGCTGGCCTTGGTCGTCGTGATGCGCGCAGTCAGATTGTGTTTGCAGGCATTCAGACGGTTCACAATAAGGCGCAGCAAATCGGACACGTCGACGTCCTTATGGTCGACGAGTGCCATCTGATCCCGATTAACAGCAACACGATGTATCGCAAGTTCATTGACGCGCTGCTCGAGGTGAATCCGGATATGAAAATCCTCGGACTGACTGCCACACCTTATCGGCTCGACAGCGGTCGCTTGGATGAGGGCGCAGACCGCCTGTTTGACCAGATCGTCTACACCTACGGCGTTGCTGATGGCATCCGTGACGGCTTCCTTGCTCCTTTGACGAGCAAGCCGACGGCTACTGAATACGACGTTAAAGGCGTGGGAAGGCTTGGCGGAGATTACAAGCAGCGCGCTCTGGAAGAAGCAATCAACCGCACTGACCTTAATGATGCCGTGGTTTCTGAGATCATCGCTAAGGGTGCTGATCGTCGCTCTTGGCTTTGTTTCTGTGCCGGCGTAAAGGCTGCGCTGGACGTGCGAGACGTATTCAGATCGCGCGGAATTACATGCGAGGCCGTAACAGGCGATACACCGAAGGAAGAACGCCGCCGCATCCTTGAGGACTTCAAAGCATATCGCATTCAGTGTGTAACGAACAATTCAGTTCTTACAACAGGATTCAATCATAAGGGCGTTGATTTAATTGCATTTATGCGCCCGACATTATCTTTGAGTTTGTACGTCCAAATGGCGGGGCGCGGCACTCGTCCGCTCTACAAGGCAGGTGCGCCACTAGATACGGTTGAGGAGAGGCTTGCTGCTATCTCGGCAGGCCCTAAACGTAATTGCCTGGTTCTCGACTTCGCGAAACTCGTCGATCGGCATGGCCCTGTCGACATGGTTGAGCCGAAAGCTCCAAGCGCTGGCAATGGTGAGCCACCAATCAAGATTTGCCCGACCATACCGGACGACAACGGGGCGGTTGGCTGCGGTGAGAAGGTGCACATCTCGCTGATGAAGTGCCCATGCTGCGGCTATGACTTTCCGCCTAATGAGGATGAGAAGCTAACCCGCCAGGCAGCCGACGTTCCGATTGTCAGCACTGCCGAAGCTGAAAGGCGCAAGGTAACTGGTAGGACGTTTCACTTTCACGAAGGCAAGGGCGACAAGCCGCCGTCGGTCAAGTGCAGCTACATAGCAGGCTATACGCAGATCAACGAATGGCTTTGTCCGCAGCATACGGGTTTTGCCCAAACCAAGGCGCATCGATGGTGGACGCAGCACGGAGGCCACCGGCCGTTTCCAAAGACGGTCATGGAATGGCTCGAACGCCAGCGCGAGTTGCTCACCACCGACGAAATTAGCGTCGTGCCGAACGGGAAATACTGGAACGTGAAAGATGTACGGGCAGGAGCAGCAGCAGATAACGACAACGTGCCTGAGCCTGCGAACGACAATGTGTCTGTTGGTCTTTCGGAGCTGCTGGAGGATGAGATTCCGTTTTGAAGCAAGCTCCAAAAACAAGAAAGCCCGCTGCACTGGGAGGAGGAGTGTGCAACGGGCTGATCTGGAAAGCGCGACTGGGAGGAGGAGTGCCGCGCTTCGAGTTCAGCCTCTGGGAGGAGGAGTGAGACTGAACAACCCGAAGATAGGTAGCTGGTATGATGATTACAATGGGCGATGATGCACACCAGTTATGCAGCATATGCATGGCCCTAAAAATGGAAAACCGCCCGGCAGCGCAGAAGCGCGCGCAGGCGGTCTTGTCCTCCCCGACGACGATCGTCTAGCAGTATTGATTTAGTAAAGCAACAAGTACCGATAAATACATAATCCCACAAGGTTAGTGGTATTTGATTTGTTCTTATGAGTACATGAATGGCCCGGGGTTCTTCTTCAGAAAAGGCCCGTATCACGCTTGGGCGGGGGGCTTGGGTCGCGCGATACGGGTGCCGTCCTGCGAACAGGATGCCGACATTAAATAGGTACGAGCGCTGAATTCGGAAATGACAGTTTGTTGCAGTTGCAAATTGTTAGTGCAG